AGTATCTCAAATTGAAAAAAACGTCGCAGAAGCCGATTCTGTGCGTCAGAGTACCCATGGTACAGTACTCCAAAATGGTATTCTTGCAAATGATTTGAATCTTCGTGAGCAGACTTATGAAAAGCGTCTTGGTTACGAACTTGAAAAGATGAATTTGGAGCTTGAAAACCTTCGGCTTCAGGGTTCTTACCTTAGCTCTGGTGTTTTGAACAATATTGCTTCTGCTAATCAGTCTAATTCTGCCGCGAGCTTCGCGGTCCAAAATGCTCGTCTCTCGAAGCAGGAAGCTGATTTCTATGATTCATTAGGCCTTGGCAATTCAGGCCTTGGTCACGTTCTTCGTGGCATTGGTTATCTATTCAAGTAAAGGAGTATATATATATGTCCAATAAAACTACTATGATTCTTACTTTTATTGTTACTGTTGTTGTCCCTTTTATTCAGGAAGTTGTAGATCTGATCGAAGCTCTCAAAGGCAAAGCCTCCTCTAACACTGTTACCGCTAAAAAAGTAGCTTCGGACTTTCAAGCCGATGTTGCGCAACTTGTTGAGCCAGTTGCTAATAAGAATGATTCTAAAAAAACTAGCCGTTTTTTCGGTTCTTGGAGGGATACTAAATGAGACGTCGCCGTTTATCTAAACGAGGTTCTCGCCGTCTTTTTCGGCGTACCTCCAGATCTCGCCGTAGAAATTTTAAGAGAGTAGGACGAGGTGGATTTAGGATTTGACATTCTGACTTAATCCTGATACAATCGGTACAGGTGATTAATATGGTTTGTTATAATCCTATTCTTATGTACCCAGTTGAAGGAGCTATTACCAAAAATGGAAAACAACATTATAGTTTTTACGGTAGCCTTGCCTCTCACCCTGAGCTTGCTAGCGATAGCCGTTTCATTCGTTGTTCTTGTAAACAATGCATTGGTTGTCGTCTCGAAAATAGCAGACAGTGGGCTGTCCGTGCTGTCCACGAAGCCCGTTCTTCGTCTTCTGCTTATTTCGTTACTTGCACTTTTGATGATTATCATTTGCCACGTGATAAAAGCTTAAGCAAGAAATTTCATCAGACTTTCATGAAAAATCTTCGTCGTGAGTATGGCAGTGGTATTCGCTTTCTCGGCTGTGGTGAATATGGTGAACTTCATGGTCGTCCCCATTATCATTACATTTTGTTTAATATTGATTTTGATGACAAAATTCTTCGGTTCCGGACAGACGGTTATAATACTTATACTTCTTCTCGTTTTGCCAAAATATGGAAATACGGTATGCATCTTATTGGTGAGTTTAGCTTTGATTCTGCTGCCTATGTCGCTCGCTATATAGTTAAAAAGCAGACAGGTAAAGACGCTCCTTCTTACTATAAAGGTCGCATTCCTGAATTCATGGTTGCTTCCAATCGTCCTGGCATAGGTGCTAAATGGCTCGAAGATCATGGTGAAGAATGCTATGCCAATGATTATGTTGTTATCAACGGCAAAAAGATGCGTCCTCCTCGTTATTATGACAGGAAATTTGATGAAACACATCCTCACTGGATGGAATATATTCGTAATAATCGTATTGAGAAGATGCTTCATAACTTGGAGAACAATACTTTTGAGCGTTTGGTTGACCGCTGTTGTGTTCAGGAAGGTAAGTATAAGCATTTTCTTGGCAGAAAACTTGACAAGTTATTATGACTGTGTTATTATTAAGTCGGAAACGAGGTGATGCTTATTAGTGAATTTGAAGCTGTTCAAAATTTCTGTCATTATCGTAATATTTCTTTTGATTACTCTTTTCGTGGTAGTAAATATGCCGCTTACCGTCTTAAGCCTGATGGTTCTAGGGTTATTCGCCTTGATAATGACTATTTTGTTATATCAGCTATGCTTTATCTTATGATTCGTAGGTATTTAGTTGCATTTAGAAAAGGAGATGGTTCCGCTGAGACTTTATTCCATTTATGACTCCAAGGCTGAACAGTTCAGTCCTCCGCAGGTTTATCACAACGATATGCTCGCTCTGCGAGCTTTTGAAGGTATAGTTAACGATGATAAAATGCTTATTAAAAAGTATCCTGAAGACTTTAGTCTTTATTATGTCGGTAATCTTGGCGACTCTGACGGTCATTATTACGTTGAGCATTGTGACGAATCCCGCATTCCTATACTTGTTGGTAAAGCCGTAGATTATGTTCTTGATATTGACAACGGTTTTACTAAGTGATAATCTAATAAAGAGCGTATCAGGAAAAGGACGATCTCATAGAGATCGTCCTTTTTTTGTACGCTACGCCCGCCGCGTCTAGGCGCCTGCGAAAGGAGGTGAAATTATGAAATTTAAGACAGCTTACGATCCTGTAGAAGAACATGACCATTGCGGTATTGAGTTTACCATGCCTTCTCTTACGGTTCAGGACGAGAAAGATGAAACTGATATCAATTACATCGTAAATAAGTATGCAGACGGTCAGAAAGGTATTATGACTCTTGACCTCGGCGATAGTTCTCAATACGCTTATCTGCAGTTCGGAGATGCAACGCTTCCCGGCGACTACAGTACAGCGCTTGAGCTTGTGTCCGGAGTTCGTGAAGAATTCTACAGTTTACCTGCTTACGTTCGAGCAAAATTCGGTCACGATCCTATGAATTTCATCAACCATTTGAATGATCCTGTAACGCTCGAATATCTCCAACAACAAGGTCTGTATGGTAGTAAATATACCTTTGATGAACCACAACAGTCCGCAAGTAGTAAACAAACACAAGAAAAAAGTAACACTTTAGAACAAAATAATGAAGAAACACAAAAATAGGCGTCACCGAAACCAGTTGCTTACTTGATGTAACTGGTGTAGGTGACGCAAAAATAATCTAAAACCTAAGAATAATTTGCTTTAGGTTAATTCTTAGGTTTACACTTCGAAGAAGGTGAAATTTTGGCTCGAAAAAAAATAAGAGTTCGAGGACATCGCTTCAGCGATGCTCCTGCAATGTACATGAAAAGGACTAAGTTTGACCGTTCCCATGTTTATAAGACAACGTTTAATTCAGGCAAACTTATACCTGTATTCGTTGACGAGATTTTGCCTGGCGATACTACTCGTATGTCTGTCAATTATTTCGCTCGCTTGGCTACTCCTATTAAGCCTATCATGGATAATATTTATCTGGACTGGTTTTTCTTTTTTGTACCAAACCGCCTCGTTTGGGAACATTGGCAGAACTTCTGCTTTGAGCAGGAAGACCCTGATGATAGCACTGATTATGTTATCCCTACCGTTTCTGCTACTGGTAACTCTGAAAATGCCTATGTAGGCTCTCTTTGGGACTATTTCGGTTTGCCTGTGAATACGTCTGGTAATTTATCTGGTATTAGTGCTCTCCCGTTTCGTTGTGTTTACCTTATTTGGAATGAATGGTTTAGAGATGAAAACCTCCAAAAATCTGTCAAGATTCAGAAAGGCGATACCAACGAAGTTTTAAACTCTGCTCGATCTGCTGAGCAGCCTTCTTGGGTTTTCTCGTCAGGTACCAGTATTTTTCCCGGCCTTGCTTGTCCGCCTCGTGGTAAGCGTCATGATTACTTTACTTCTGCTCTTCCGTGGACACAGAAAGGACCCGGCGTTTCTATAGGTCTTGCTGGTACCGCTTCTATAGTCGACCCTTCGCCCGGTGCTGGTTATCTTCTTCATAGTTCCAGTGAACAGCTCGCCGCTGTTTCAGCTTATGGCGGTGATTCTTCTTCTTCAGGCGGCAAAAGAATTGCACAAGGTAGTGGCTCTCTTTCGTTTAAGCGTTATGCTGAAAATTATAGTACCGTAGGTGGTTTTGCTGGTAATACCAATGATTCGATAACTATGTCTGCTCAAGCCGCTTCTACTTACCTTGGCAATGATTCTTATGTTGATTTGGACACTTCAAGCATCTTTACTATCAACAGTCTTCGTACTGCTTTCCAGATGCAGAAGTTCTATGAACGCCTTGCTCGTGGTGGTAGTCGGTATACAGAAGTTCTCCGCTCTTTCTTTGGTGTAGTTTCTCCGGATGCCCGTCTTCAGCGTCCGGAATTTCTCGGCTCTTTTACCAAAATGGTAAATGTCAATCCAATAGCTCAAACTTCTGCAACCGACGATACCTCTCCTCAAGGTAATCTTTCTGCTTATGGTGTTACTGCCGCTAAGTTTCATGGTTTCACTAAATCTTTCGTTGAGCATGGTTATGTTTTGGGTTTTGTATGTGCTCGTGCCGATCTTACTTATCAGCAAGGTATTAACAAGATGTGGCTTCGCTCTACTGTTTATGATTTTTATTGGCCGACATTCGCCCATCTTGGTGAACAGGCTATTGAGCTTCGTGAGATCTATGCCCAAGGTTCTGAAGCTGATACTACTGTTTTTGGCTATCAGGAACGCTATGCCGAATATCGCTATAAACCTTCGCAGATTACAGGTAAGTTCCGTAGTTCTGTAACTGGTGGTACTTTAGATAAGTGGCACCTGTCTCAGTTCTTTAAAACTGCTCCCACTCTAAACGAGGAATTTATTGTGGAAAATCCGCCTATTGATCGCATTATCGCTGTTCCCAGTGAGCCTGAATTCTTGCTTGACATAGGCTTCCGTTACACTACTGTGCGTCCTATGCCTATGTTTGGTACGCCCGGCCTTGTTGATCACTTCTAGAAGGAGTTGGTTTTATGTCATGGCTTTCTAATACTTTAGGCAGTGTTGCTGGTTCTGTTTTAGGATCTGCAGTTCAGAATCATTACAATTCTGCTAATGCCGCACAGGCTAACGCGTGGAACGTTGAAAACTATAAACATCGTTATCAATGGGCTGTAGAAGATATGCGTAAAGCTGGTCTTAATCCTATTCTTGCCGCAACTAATGGCATAGGCGGTTCTATATCTGGAGCTTCAGCCGCTTCTGTAGGTATGAGTGATATAGGTTCTACTATGAACTCTGCTAGAGCTGCTAGTGCCGCTGAAAGGCAGGCTAAGAATGCCGAGAATCTTTTAGTATCTCAAATTGAAAAAAACGTCGCAGAAGCCGATTCTGTGCGTCAGAGTACC